TATCTAAAGTCATAGATTTTCCTCTTGATTACTCAAATCCTAATATACTTAAGTTCTTAGATACCTCTCCAAATAAAAAATACGTTAAATATGTTGAAGAATATTGGTTAGATGATGTAGTCAAAAAAGGCTTGATTAGCTTTGACAATAGACAATAATCGCGTTCTTCGAGCGTATTTTTTCAAATAAAGTCATATAAATAAGACATGGCGCGTAATACCAGAACATTCTCAGATCTAGACCTTAACTTTACTAAGCATCCAGTAACGAAGGATGTCGTCCGTAAGTTTGATGAAGAAGCTATCAAGGCAGCAGTAAAAAACCTTGTCCTAACACAAAATCATGAGAGACCTTTCCATTCAGAGATAGGTTCACAAATTAGAGGGTTGCTGTTTGAGCCAGCCACCCCAATGCTAAACGTCATACTTAAACGAGCTATAACTGACACCATCATTAACTTTGAACCAAGAGTCAGATTAAATGAGGTATTAGTAACAATATCACCAGATAATAATGAAGTATACGTATCTATTAACTTTACTATTATAAACACTACTCGACCAGTAACAGTCGACCTTATTTTAACGAGAACCCGATAATGGCAAATAAGAACATAACAACAACTGAGTTAGATTTTGATGCAATTAAATCTAACATTAAAACATTCTTGCGAGGTCAAGCAGAATTTGTCGATTATGATTTTGAAGGTGCCGGCCTTTCCGTGCTTTTAGACATCCTTGCATACAATACCCATTACAACGCTCTATATACAAACTTAGCTGTCAATGAATCTTTCTTAGATTCTGCCAGCAAACGATCAAGCGTCGTTTCAAGAGCTAAAGAAATTGGGTACGTACCTCACTCTGCGGCTGGTGCAACTGCTACGGTGAATATAGTAGTATCTGCTACCTCTTCTACTCCAGCTACTTTAACTTTACCAGCATATAGTTCTTTCTCAACTACTATAGATGGTGAACAATATACATTTTATAACACGGAAGCTATATCAACTTCTTTATCGGGTTCAACTTATACCTTTACTGCGGTTAATATTAAAGAAGGTACTCCATTAACGTTTAAATATACTGTAGCTGCCGGCGCGCAATACATTCTTCCTAATTCAAATGTGGATCTATCCACTATTAATGTAAGGATTCAAGATAATTCAACATCATCTGTATTTAATACATTTGTTAATCAAGAACAAATATTAAACCTTGACCAAAACTCTAAAGTTTATTTTATTAAAGAAATAGAAGGTCAATTGTATGAATTAGAATTTGGTAATAATACGATAGGTAAAGCTTTAGTTACCGGCAATGTTGTAAACATTTCATATATGGTGACAAATACAACTGCAGCTAATGGATGCAGATTATTTAGTTATAGTGGATCTAGTCTTTTAGGAGGAACTGTGGCCATTACGACTACTACTCCTGCAGTAGGAGGTACAGATATTGAATCTATCGAGTCAATTAGATATAATGCTCCAAGAACGTATTCATCACAAAATCGTGCGGTGACTGTTGAAGACTATAAAGCCCTAATATTTAGATTATATCCAGAAGCAGAAACGGTAAATGCCTGGGGTGGAGAAGACAATATTCCGCCAGTTTATGGTAAAGTATTCTTATCTATTAAGCCAACTAATACTAATATCTTGACATCTTCACAAAAGAATTATATTATTACTGAAATTTTAAAACAAAAGAATGTAGTATCTATTACACCAGAAATTGTAGATCCAGAATATATCAATCTTGAAATAACTACTACAGCTTATTATAACCCAAGATTAACTTCTAAATCTGAAGCAGAATTAAAGATTCTGGTGAATGATACTATTAAAGCTTACAATACAGAAAATCTAGAATCATTTACCGGAATATTTAGACACTCTAATTTGTCATCACAAATAGATGCAACTGAAGATTCAATTATTAGTAATATTACTACTATTAAATTACACAGAGAAATTGAAGTCCAATATAATACAAACTCAAATTATATTGTCTATTTAGGAAACCCGATTTATAATTCAACGGTTCCAGAACAATCTATTACATCCACAGGATTTTATATAGCTGGTAATACAAACTTAATGTATGTTGAAGACCTTCCGACAGATTCGCGCTATGGTATATTAAGAATGTATTATTATACTATTGATATTAAGACTTACTATAGAAATTTTGGATTAATAGATTATCAAACTGGTACAGTTACTATGCCAGAATTAGAAATTACCGGTATTGATCAAAGTCAAGATGGAATTTTTGAGCTTATTGTTAAACCTCAGTCAAATGATGTCGTATCTGTTCGTAATCAATTAGTGACTATTCCAGATAATTATATTAATGTATCTATGGTCCTTGATAAAGTATCTGTTGGCGATCCTGCTGGTGGTGCTAATTATCAATTCACGTCAAGCAGGAACTAATGGCGATTAATTTAAAATCAGTAGTTTCAAAACAGATCCCTGAATTCGCACGGGAAGACTATCCGTTATTTGTAGCTTTTGTTGAGGCATACTATGAATACATGGATAAGAAAACATTTACAGTTGGAGCTTCAGGACCAACTTATTTGGGCGGAAATGAACAAAGAAATTTAGAAAATATAAGAGATCTAGATCAAACTCTTGATGAATACGTCCAATTTTTTAAAAATGAATTAGATGTATTTGGGGCCAATTATGAATTCATTAATCAGAAGTTATTATTAAGAAAAGTTAAAGAATTATTTGTAGCAAAAGGAGTAGAATCTTCTTATAAGTTCTTACTTAAATTATTATTCAATAAGACGGCTGAGATATCATATCCATGGGATTCAGTACTTAAAGCATCTGACGGCAAATGGCAACAAGAAATGTCAATATTCGTTGATATGAGCGCTGGATCTGCTGCAACACTTCCTGGAAATAGAATTAATATTGTTGGGCAAAATGTAGTTATTAAAGTATATGTAGATCGAGTAAAATATATTAGAGGTAATATCTATGAGATCTTTATTGATAAGAATTATTATGGTAATATAGAAGTAGGTTATACAATTGCTTTCAATGGAATTGCCGGAACAATTATCCCTACAACAGTATCAAATTATATTACACAAAAAGGCACAGGTTATAAGGTTGGTGATTTAATTACTGGAACCACAGTTTCTAATGGTGTATCTATCACGCAATTATTGAAAGTTACTAAAGTTGATTCAAATGGCGGCGTTCTTAATATAGTTACCGTTAGATTTGGGTGCGGCTATGAAACTGGATTCTATCTATTACAATCAAATGAAGCTATTGCATCTAATTCTTTACTTACAATTGATAAAAACACAACAAGACAATATTCTATCCCTAATGATTCTACTGTAGATCAATATACGGATTTTGGTTATCTATTAAGTCCTAATTATGCTGCTGTAGAATATAATGATCCTTCTTATGCTGGAACTTTATTACAACAATTCTATCAAGAATCTTTATCAGGTCAAGGCACAAATCCAAACTATCTATTAATAAGGTTTGATATTGGAGCAGTAGCTAAATACCAAGGACATTATAATTCAAACGATGGATTTCTTGATGATGACATAGTTATTCAAGACAGTTATAGATGGCAAAAATACTCATATTTGATTACAATAGATGAAAACCTTGAGAAGTATAAGTCATTAATTAAATCATATTTACATCCTGCTGGTACAGCTTTATTTGGCGAATATCAAATACAAAATACTTTTGTTACAGGTCTAACTGCCACCCAAGAATTATTACAATGGAGATCTAAAGCTACATTTGTCACTATAAATAAGAGTATTAGTAATGAAAATGTCTTTACTTCTGATCTAGGTGGATCATTTAGAATAGACCCATATGATGCTGAATCATATTTTGCCGCTGATTATAACCCACCACTTATTATTCCATTCTTTGGTGATGGTAGAAACAATTTGCAATCTAGCGTAATAATAACTGATGCTGCACCTAGCATCGTAGAATCTTAATAGGAGTTAAAATGTTAAAAGACAGTGTTAAATTAACAGGGCGTTTGTTAATACAAAAACTAAACGAGAAGAAAGAAGTAGTCTATGAGACTGAAGTTCCTAATCTTGTTGTAACGTCAGGAAAAGAGTTTATTGCATCAAGAATTATTGCTGGAACATTTGATGCTATGGGTTTTATGGCTATAGGTGATGATCCTTCTATTGGAGCTCTTTCACAAACAACTTTAGTCAATGAATTATCTCGCGTTGCAACTACCTCAGCAACAACTTCTGGATCTAATGTGACATTTACGGCGACATTTGGCGCAGGATCTGGAACTGGATCAATCGTTGAAGCTGGTATATTTAATAAATCATCATCATCTGTTGTTATATTTGATGGAGATAATGATCTTAACGCATCAAATAACCGAATAACTAAAACTTCACATGGTTTTACCACTGGAGATAAAATTACTTATACAGATGGTGGTGGCACAACAGTTGGAGGTTTAATAGATGGAGGTACATATTTTATCATTCGTATTGATGCAAATACAATTAAATTAGCTACAACGTATGCTAATGCTGTAGCTGGCACAGCTATTGCAATTACTGATGGAGCTGGTGCAAATCACAAATTAACATTTGGTACTATGCTATGCAGAACAACATTCCCGGTTATTACTAAATCAAGTTCAGAAACTATTGCTATATCTTGGGTTGTTTCTGTAGGATAATTAAATGTCATCATATTCAATATTTAAACAAAAGTTTAAGAAGACGATAGCGGATGCTATCTATAATGAAGTTACTTCTAAGACTGCCACATATTATCATTGGTTTGGTAAAGAAAATTCATGGACTGATTTTTTAAGTCCATTTATACCTTCGTCTACTGTTGATGATCCTGGACCACCGTCTGAAAACTTTAGATATGAACTTCACGTCAGACGAGATATCCTTACTGCCAAGAAGATTAAGCCCTCCGACGTTTCATATGTCGTAAGACGAATTAATTGGGTTTCTGGAACTGTTTATGATATGTATGATGATGCTATTGAAACTACTACAGGTTATGGTTATGCCCCAGCATATTCCGGAGCTACTCGGTTAGAAGATGCAAACTTCTATGTATTAACCACAGACTATAATGTCTATAAGTGTATTGATAATGCTGAAAATACACCATCAACTCGTATGCCAACTGGTATTACTCCAGAAATATTTAGTACTATTGATGGTTATAAGTGGAAATTTATGTATTCTATTCCAGTATCTCTAAGAAATAGATTCTTATCATCAACTTCTATGCCAGTTTCTACTGCACTTAAAGCACAATTCTATTCAAATGGTTCTATTAATGTTATTAATATTGAAAATGGTGGTGGAAATTATAATCCAGCGACAACAATAGCAGTGATCACCGGCGATGGTTATCAAGAATTAAATCCATA